TGATCTTCCGCCGGTGGCCTGAGGCGGCGGACGAGAAGGAGGTTGGTCGTCTGCCCGTTCCCGTCCGGTCTGAACCGGCTGGAGATCGTCACAGCACCCGAGGCGTGCAGCTCGGCAAACAGCCTTGAAACGGTCCTGACGGTGCATCCGAGCATCTTGGCCAGCCTCTTGCGGCCGGGCCACGCGACGCCTTTCCGGTCGGCGTGCAGGGCTGCGATCGCGTAGAGCCGGAACGCCTGGGCGGTCAGCGGAAGCTCGAAGATCCAGTCCGGGATGATGGCGAAGTGAACGTCAGCCGAGCACCCCGATGGGGCGAGGGCGCCGTCCTGGCCACCATCGGCCTGCGGCTCGTCGTAGTTGAACTCCGCTCCAGCACGGCTAGTATCGCCGTCAGAAATCATCAGAACCTTCCTTCAGGTGGTTTCAGGTCCGGTCGGCGGTCACATGCCGACCCGGTCCGCACAAGGTAGCGCTCCGGGGCCGGCGACGCCAAGCTCCGGGGCGCAACTCTTGTCCAGCTGGGACACATGCCCTAGGCTCGCAGCATGGCCCGCCGCGCGCTGATCGACTACTCCGGGAACTGCAGCCAGTGTGGCAGCCCCGGGGCGTCCCCCGCCAGGTCCGTCGAGGTGCTCAAGGGTCTGCGCCTGGAGGTCTGCCAGGCTTGCGCTCACAGGTGGCGCCGCTACGGCGAGTTCGGCCGCCGGGAGCGCAGTCCCTACACCAAGGTCGAGCCCCTCGCGGTCGCCGCCGTCAGGCAGGGCCATCCGGTGAGATCCGTCGCCAAGCTCTACGGCATGCACTACTGCACGCTGTACCGGATGCTGCGCGAGGCCGGCATCGCGCCTCCGACGCTCCAGAAGGCCGGGTCTGCGTGAAGCGCAGGACCGCGACCAAGGCGGAAATCGCCCAGGTCGAGGACGACGCCAAGGTCATGTCCGCCTCCGACGAGGGGCTGCTGCAGAACTACCGCGCGTGGCTGTACCACAACCACGGGATCGGACTGTACGGCAACCGTCGAGACAACCCCTGCCGCATCGGCCGGCGCAAGTGGATCGAGAGCTACGTTGTCATCAAGGACAAGAAGCGCGACGAGCACCTGATCGCGCTCAACCAGTCACAGCGCAACAAAGAGGCGATCATCCTGCGCCAGGAGAAGGCCGGCCTGCCTGTGCGCGTCGTGACCCTCAAGGTGCGGCAGAACGGCGACTCGACGCAGACTCTGGCGATCGCGTTCGAGTACATGCTCAGAAACACCAACGTCAAGGTGCGCCTGATCGCAGACAAGGAGCAGCTGACGGAGGAGCTGCTCGACCGCGCCCAGCTCATGTTCCGCAGCCTGCGTGACCCCAATGGGCGGCCGTGGAACCTGAAGACGCGCAAGGACAACCGCGACCGCATTTCCGTCGACGCGCCGATCTACTCGCAGATCTACGTGATCTCCGCGAAGGTCCCGGACCCTGGCCACGGCGAGACCCCAGACATGCTGTCGATGGAGGAGACCGCGCGCTGGCCCGACGCTGACCGCAAGGCCAAGGGCGTCGAGATGGGTCTGCCGGAGGTCGCTGGCTCCATGGCGTTCGACACGTCGACGGCGCACGGAAACAACGGGTATTACAGGGACAAGTTCATCAGGGCCTGGGACCGAACGCACGGCGACCTCTCGGAGTCTGACGCATCGTTTCTGGGTGAGGGCGGGTGGAAGCCGCACTTCATTCCCTGGTTCCTGCACCACGAGTATCGCTGGTCGTGGATCTTCAACGAGCCGCTGCCGGACGAGACGGCCGCGCTCATCATGGGGTCGCTCGACGACGAGGAGAAGATCCTCCTGAAGCAGCGCTACTTCACGCGCAAGGTCGGGTGGCGAACCGTTGACGCGGATCAGCTCGCGTGGCGCAGGTACTACATCAGCGAGAAACTCAACGGCAGCCTCGACAACTTCCACGAGCAATGCCCGGCGTTCCCGCACGAGGCGTTCCTCGCGTCAGGCAGGCCGGCCTTCGATCACAGCATGGTGAAGCGCGTGCAGGCCGCGTACATGCGCGACCCGCTCTGGAAGGGGTCCATCCTGGCCGACGAGTCTGAGGACGGGGCGCCCTTCGTCTTCACAAGCGAGATCAAGGGCCCGCTGCACATCTACGAGCACCCCGAGCCAGGACTGTTCTACGCGATCGGAGTCGACACTTCTGCCGGCAGCCTGAACGGCGACCCACAGACATTCGTCGTCACCGAACTGGAGACGCGCCGCGTCGTCGCAGACTTCCGGGGCTGGCCGTCTCCCGAGGGCTTCGGCGCGATCGTCACCATGGCCTCGTGGTTCTACAACAACGCGGACGTCGGGGTGGAGACGCACCCCAGCCCGCACGGCCTGCGGGTCTACGACGCGGCGCTGGAGTACGGGTGCGAGACCCTGTACTCGCAGCAACAGTTCGACCAGCAGACCGGCAGCTTCTCCACACGCAAGGGCTGGTACAGCACCGAGCGGGCCAAGATCCAGCTGATCGGTCGGATCGCCGTGGCCTTCCAGGAGGGCGTGGAGATCCCCTCTCAGAGGATCCTGCAGGAGTGCCTGGACGCCCAGCTGGACGATCAGGACAAGATCGCGCGCAACTGCAAGAACGACCTCATCATCGCCATGGGCATCTCGCTCAAGATCCGCGACACGGCCTACAGAGAGGGCCGCGTCCCAAAAGTGGAACCCGAGAGACTTGACTTCGAGCAGAAGTGGTGGCGAGATCGGGAGGAACGAGCTACCACGGCCATGAAGGCCAGGGGCATCAACCTCGGCCACTACGAGGCCAAGCCAGACGACAAGGCGTCCGTTTTCGAGGGTGTGTAACGCATGGGCACCGTTCCCGCATGGATCCTGGCTCTCTCGGTGCTGCTCAACGCGGTAGCCCCGCTCGTTGCCGTCTGGTTCTGCTGGGGGTGCCTGAGGACCGTGAAGAGCGCGGCCAACGAAGCCGCGCAGCGCGCCTCGGACGTCCAGGCCAGGTGGCTGTCGAAGGAGCTGGCAGACAGCGGACAGGTCGAACTGTCGGGCATGTCGATGGCGCAGGCAGAAGAGAAGTCGCAACCACAGCCCCTGTATCCGGTTGGTGCGCAACGCCACCTGAGTGATCTGCACTCGATGTCGATGGGTTGACCAGGAGTTTCAAGCTCTCAGCGGCGGAAGCCGCAGACTACGTCCAGCTCCGGGTTGACCCCCGGGGCGTTCAGTCGTTCCGCCGGGCATTCGAGGTCGCCTGGATCAAGAACGCGGCGTTCTACAACGGCAAGTACCACTTCGTTCAGGACGGCCACCACCTTCGGAACCCGCAACTGGCTCCGCATCAGGTGCTCTACAAGGCCGAGTTCATCGAGGGCGCGGTCTCCACGGCAGTCGCCAAGGTACTGAGCAACCGGGTCGCTTTCAGGACCCCTCCGCGCGACGGGACGCGCAAGGCGCGCGACCTCGCCAAGGTCTCAGACAGGCTCTTCGAGCATCTGCGCGAGATCACAGACTGGGAGTGGCTGCAAGAGCTGGCCTGGACCTGGGCCGCTGTCTGCGGTTCGAGCTTCCAGCAGGTTGCCTGGGATGCACTCGCCGGCCCGATGGACCGCTTTTACATCGAGGACCGCAAGAGTCGCAAGATCGTCACCGGGCTCACCCCCGAGGAGATGCGCGCCAGCGAGGCCGCCGGCCTCTACGAGGACCAGCCGCAGGGCGAGATCACGATCCACGACTGGAACCCGTTCCAGTTCCATTGGGACTGGCGCGCGCGCGAACGGGGCCTCGTGGACTGCCGCTGGGTGGCGACGAAGCAACTCTCGGACATCGGCACGCTCGAAGACATCTGGGGCTTCGAGAAGACGCGCGGCATCAAGCCCATCGACTTCGACAGCGAGGGCACCTACTTCGAGGAGATCCTGTCCTTCATGGCTTCCGGGTTCACCAGCCCGTTGACGGCCTACTCGATTCCGAAGGACAAGCGCCGCCAGCAGACAATCGTCACGCAGCTCTGGGAGCGACCGGCGCGCGACAACCGCTGGTATGGCCGGCACCTCGTTCTCGCTGGCGACACGGTGCTGATGAACGGGGACAACCCCTACCGAGTGATGGAGAAGGACGTACCCGGCGCGTCGATTCCGTTCCTGAAGTACGACTGGGGCATCCGCGTCGGCAGCTTCATCGGCAAGAGTCTGGTCGAGAAGCTCAACAGTCCGAACTTCCAGTACAACAAATCGCGCGCGACGATGACCGAGCACCAGAACGTCTACGGTCACCCGTCGATGTTCGTGCCCAAGAACAGCGATCTGCCGACCGGGCACATGGCAATCCAGCCTGGACTCGTCTACGAGTATTCTCCGCGCCCAGGCGTCAAGCCCATCGAGGTCGGCCCCGTACCGCAGCTCTCGAAGGAGGTTGCCGAGAACGCCAGCCGCGCGCTCCAGGAGATCCGAATCCTCAGCTCCGACTCAGACCCAGACATGAGCAAGCTGCCCGGCAACATCCGTGGAGCGCCTGGGCTTGAGCTGATGGTGAACGAGAAGAACAAGGGCCTGCTGCCCACGGCGAAGCGCGCCATCCGGAACGCAGAGCGCGCCGGCAAGCTGATGCTGGCGATGGCGAAGGCGAACTACACGGGCGAGCGCGTGATCCGCTACATCGGCGTCGATCAGCAGATTCGCGTCGCCGCGTTCCGGGCGTCAGACCTTGAGGCAGACTTGCGCGTCGTCGGCGAGCCGGGCTTCTTCCAGTCTGCGGCGACCGAGCGCGCGAAGATCCTGGAGTACGTTCAGGCAAAAGTTCTCGACCCGATCAACAACCCGGACGACCGCATCGCGGTCCTGAAGGCGCTCTCCTACTCCACCGCAGACGAGGCCATCGCCGAGCGCCTGCAGGACGAGGAGAACCAGGAGGCGGAGATCGACGAGGTCGTCAACGGCTTCGACAAGTTCATGGGCGTCGGGCCGCAGGGCGCGCAGCTGAAGCCGCAGGGCATCAAGCCCTGGGACGACGATACGGCGCACATCAGAACGCTGCGCCGCTTCCTGAAGTCCGGCGAGGCGCGCAACCTCCACCCGATGCAGACCCAGCTTCTGTCTCAGCATCTCGACGAGCACAAGAAGCGACTCGCGCAAGCCATGGCCCAGCGCCAAATGATGATGGAGTCCCAGCGTGGGGCCCCAGGGCAGAAGGGCCAGGCATCACAGCCCTCCAATCAGGGGCAAGGAAGTGGTCAGCGATGAGCACCGACACACCGAAGAAGGTCACGAAGTCTGCGCCTGTCAGCGCTGCCGCCGCGATCCTTCTGAGCGAGGACAAGAAGCGCGCGAAGAAGGCCGTGGCGGACAACGAGATGTTGAACGCCGAGAGCCTCTTCTACATCCGATGCCCGCGCTACACAGAGCACATGGGCATGTTCTTCACCGAGTACCCGACCGGGCCAATCCATCCCGGCATGTGGTTCTCGCTGGTACACACCGCCGGCGACCCGTACTTCGAGCGCGAGGTTGTCTGCCAGGAGTGCCTGGCGGACGGCGACAACGGCGTCCACTTGTGGCTGACGCCCAAGATGATGCCCGACCGCAACATCTCCTTTGTCGTCGCCCCGCCCCCGGCGACGAAGTGCATCTTCCCCATCAGCCGCAGGGACCTTGAGATGCACCTCGGCAAGACGATCGAGGAGCTGATGAATCCCGCGTCCATCGGCGCGGCCAACGAGTCCGCCGTTGAGTCCGAAGAAGAGGTGGTCGCTTGAGTCCGCCGATCGACCGCGCGGCGCTGCAGTCAGCAGTCAACGCGGCTCAGGGCGCGCACGACGGCAACCCGCCCGTCCCGCCGGCGCAGACGCAGCGGATCCCCGCCGGCGTCAACCCGCGCAACCCCGTCCTGCGCCAGACCGGCTCCATGGGCGGCGACGCCCAGGCCGCCATGGGCGCGGCCGTGATGGCTGCGGCAGAGGGCGCGCCTGCGGCGGCGTCGGCCGGACCTTCCGGCGGCACGGCCAGGCCGCAGACACTGGCAGACAGGATGGCGGCCATCAAAGAGGCCACCGGAGACAAGTTCCCGGTCCTCTACAACAAGGCCGAGATGGACCTCTCCGTCGAGGAGGCGCAGAAGTACGCCCAGAAGGGGCTGCGGGCCGCGAACCTCGAAGAGGAGAAGGCGCAGATGCGCGCCGACAAGGAGGGCTGGGCCGCGTTCCAGGGCTGGAAGTCGTACCTTGCCAACCCGGCCAACGCGGTGCAGGCGAAGGCCATCCAAGACATCTACGAGGGCCGCAGACCTGCGACCCCCGCCGCGCCGGCGCGTCAGGCCAGCGGGTATGACCAGTACGGCGAACTGTGGATCGACGACGAAGTTGTGTCTGCGAAATCAGCGCAGGCAGACCCGACCGTGGCCGCCATCGAGGCGCGCATGAAGCGCATGGAGTCCCTCATGGAGGGGCAGGCGCGGTACACCCGGGAAGAGGGCTTCAAGTCGCAGATGAACTCCGTCATCGCGGAGGATCCGTTCCTGAACTCGGACCCGGAAACGGCCGAGCTTGCCCGAGAACTTATCTCCTCGGGCGTTACTGCAGGCGTGTACCAATCGGTCGACGAGGCGAAAACCGTCGTCAGCCACCGTCTCAGACGGATGGTGTCGGCCGAAGCGGAAGCGACCCGGAGCAGGCGAGACCTTCAGTCCCAGCAACACGCAACCATCCCGCCCGCCGGCGGTCGGTCGCCGTTGATCGAAGATGCTCCAGCCATCGGATCGACGTCGAAGGATCTCCGGAACTCCAAAGGACTCATCAAGGACTGGATCCGGCGCGGCCGGTCAGCCGCGACGTCCGGGCCGGGTGGCTGATGCGCAGGGGCATTCCAACACCCAACACCTAAGACAGGAGACAGCCACAAATGGTCGTCACCGAAACTGGTCTCGGGCTGGTGTGGGACACAAGCGAAGCAAACGCTCCGTTCCTGCACTTCCTGATGACCGACTTCTTCTCCTCGCGTCTGAACGACGCGCGGAACAACAGCGCCACGATCCTGAGCATCATTCCGAGTTCCAATCAGTACGTGTCCGGCAAGTTCGTGATCGAGCCGGTCAAGTTCGGACGGAACCCGAATGCGTTCAACTTCGTGCGCGAGGGCGGACAGTTCCCCGATCCGGGGCACACCAAGTCGCGCACCTACTCGTACCGCAGCCGGACTCAGTTTCACCGATTCGTGCTTCAGGGCAAGATCCTGCGCGCGTCGAAGGGCGAGTCCACGCGGTACGTCGACCCGATCGTCGACCTCATGGCGGACCACATGGACGACTACGTCGTCGACATGAGTCGCATGATGTACTCCGACGGGTCGGGCCGTCTCTGCGAGTTCGTCTCCGGCCCGGCGGCAGAGACCGGCACCGTCACGCTGCGCATCAACCAGGACGTTGGCACGGCCTACGGGTCTGGCGCTGCCGTGGCTGGTGCGAGTGACGAGCCCCCGACTCACTACCTGGAGACGGGGATGCGTCTGGCGATCATCCAGAGCACCGGCGCGGCCATTCGCGGCTTCATCACCATCGACTCGATCGACTCGGACTCGACCGTCACCGCCTCAACCACGGGCATTTCGGTCGGAACGAACATCGCTTCGTTCCCGAGCATCGCCCTCGGAGACTGGCTGGTGAAGTGCTCCAACGACGACTCGCTGGCCAACGTCACGAGCACGGCGTTCCGGCAGGAGCCGGTTGGGCTCGGCGGCATCTTCGCCTACGGCGGCATCTTCGACGGCAACGGCCCGTCGATCGAGGCTGGCTCCGCGTCGGCCGCAGCTGAGACGTCCCTGGCCTACACCTACTCGGGCACGGACCTCTACACGATCACGAACCAATACTGGTTTCAGGGCCTTCCGGCACACTCGTCGGCGGCCGGCTGGACCGGTGATCTGGAGTTCAACAGAGGCGTCGTGTCCCACAACTCGGGCACCAAGCGGACCCCGACGGAGTCGCTCATCCAGCGGTTCTACTCGCAGGTCAAGCGCACCAACAACGCAGCGATCGACGTCATCGTCTCACGCGACGAAGTCCGCGACACCTACGCGGAGACGCTGCTGCCGGACAAGCGCTACAACGACACCCTGCAGCTCAAGGGCGGCTGGGATCCGGCCCTCGTGGGCCCCGCCGGTGTGCCGTGGGTGACCGACATCCGGTGCCAGCACAACCGGGCGTACTGCATGGCCCTCGACGACGGCGGCTTCATGCAGCACATCGAAGAGCCCCTCGGGTGGGCGACGGAGCAGGGCGCCAACGTCTGGCAGTACCTGCAGGACGACGACATCTACCAAGCGCGCATGGTCGAGGCGTTCGCCGTCGGCGTGGGCGTCCGCAACCGCTGCGGCGGCCTGATCGTCGACCTGTCCGAAGCCTAGCCTGACAGACTGACATGAACGCGGGGCGGGCAGCCCGCTCGCCCCGCAGTCCTTTCGCCTGATAGTCAACCCTCACGACAAGCGAGAACACAGACATGGGAATCAAGACCAAGAACTGCGAGGAGTACAGCGTTC